GTGTGTTGAATGAATATGTTTATCCTTTAAGAGATCAAGTTAATGAGATTAAATCTATTAAGTTTTATTCTGCTAAAGCTGCAGATAGGAATGAGAAAAGAGAAGATCTGGCTAACGTTGAAGGAATAAAGGAAGTAATTTCAGAAGTAACAAGACAGTATGTAGCTACTACCACCAATGTACCAATTAAAGGATTTCTTTTTAATCCCGTTACTGGTTATATTACTAACGAAGTTTGGAGTGTGATTGAAGCTCATGTTGTCCCTGCATCAACCCCGAGTATTCCTCTTTGTAAAAAAGGAACTACTAATGGTGAAATATTTAAAAAGTATTCTCCTGAGTTGAAGCTTTTAGTTGAAGGAAGGTTGTCATTACTTATGCGTACCAAGATTCCAGTTAATCTTGCCAAAGGACCACCAACTATCGCTGAAATGCAAGTGTTAAGGGATCAATTGTTACCAGTAGACATTGTACAAAAAGGATTGCAAGATCCTGTTAGGTACATGAATAAAGCTGATTTTATTAAGAAAAACAAAGAGCTCCGAGGCATCTTCGCAGTTAGTTTGATTGACTCGATTATTGATATGTTAGTATTCACCGATCAAGGTTTAGAAGACATGAAAAATTGGGTTGACGGTTGTGTGTCGTCAGGTATTGATTTTTATACTCAAGCAAATTCTAAGGCTTTTTTTAAGTCAGTTAGAGAAGATGAAAAGAAAATTGGGAAGTTAATGCAGGATGACATCGAGAATTGGGACTGGTCTGTCACTCCTACTAATTATTATACTTCCGCCTCTGTTTTATGTTTGCAAAGAACCGGAAAAGAACTTGACACTTTTGATCGAGTTTTGAATTTTGATGATCCCTGTGATTGTTATGTTCATTTACTACTTATGAGATCCGTTCTCCTGATGCTTATATTAGTTGTTTTAACTAATGGAATAATGATTATAATAGCCTCTACTCTTCTACCGAGTGGTGCTAGATTTACTAATTCCGGAGGATCAGTTATGAGAATAAGTCTTGGTGCAGTTCTTCGTGCTCTTATGATTAAGATAGTTAAATTTCTTAAAACTAGAGCAAATGGTGATGATTGTCTTGAACCCTTTTTAGAAGGATTAAGATTATGGTACAATAAATTTGGATTTATAGTTACTGATGAAGTGGTTTCCACTGATTCAGATGATGGTTATTTTACTTATTGTTCACAAATTTTCACCAAGGATGGTTCTTACCCGGAGAATTGGAAGAAACCTTTACTTAAACTAGTTAATCAAAATGATTGGAATGAAGGAACAGGTGAGCCATCTGAGCATCTTATCGAGTTCAATGAACGAGATGAGTCCAGGCCGGGTCATTCAGACACTATGGTCGAACTAACTTCTCTTTGGGAGAGGTTTTGTCAGTCAAAAGTGGAAACTGTCGACGATGTCTAAAAGTCAGAGTAAAAAGATGAAAAATAAAACAAAGAAAACTAATAAAAATAAAAAGATTGT